TTATAACTACGGAAGGGGTCTTTAGTAAGAACAAGAGGCGGAACATTAACGTTCTCAAGGTAAGCATTACCCTGATTAACGAACTCACAACGAGTGATCTTAAATGCAAGGTCTTCGTCCTGAGAAGGTTCCCAAATCTGAGAGTTCTGTGATTTGAACAATGAACCAAGATAAGGTTGTTTAGAGATTCTCTTCTCTGTCGAACCAAGTTCAAAGTCAGTGACCTTAGAAATAAACACCTTATATTCCATAGATGCTGACAACAGAACAATTGAATACCCTGATCTACCTTTAAGATAAATGGGTTCTTCAAACTCAAAAGTTGTTCCATTAGCTAACAAGTCTTCTGTTGTAGGATCGGCAATTGAATCTTTAATTGCAGTTACCTGTGCAGGAGTCTTCACTACTGTTGAGCCAGGAACAACGATATTAGACGAAGGTTTACCTTCAACGTTGGGTCTGATCTGAAGTTTAATCGGAACATCACCAGCATCCTTAGTAGCAAAGTATACTGTCACACTTGTAATGAAAACACCATTCTGTTCATCCACCGAGAAAGACTGAGCCAGAGGGTCAGCAAATCTTGGCGGAGGGAAGGGCACGAATGTAGTATCCGTTACTACATCTGTCTGTGTCTCGTTCGAAACTTCTTCTGTGACAGTACTTGTTGTACGAACATCTTCTGCTGTACTTGAAGTAACAGCAACGTTTGTTGATACCGAAGATGTTGTGTCTGATCTAACATCATCGACTGTTGTAGATTCACCCACAATTTCAAGAACACGAGTACTATGTACAGTGTCTTGCATAACATCGATATGACCAACAGCATCATACAATGCAGTAGCATATGATAGAGTATCTTGTAAGTTGTAAACACTAATGTCTAACAGAGCAAATTCTCTTGTACCACAAGCGAATCTCATGGCACTGTTATTGGGGATTTCAAATTCGCCAATTAAAGTACCGTTAGTGTCCGAAAGTAACAATGCGTCCGAAGTATCTTCGCTATGTCCAACATTAGGAATAACGTTAGTTCTTCTGAACTCAGGATTACGATCAGAAATTCTTGTGAAATCTGTGGTTCCCTTAATGAATGTGCCAACATAGGTCTGGTCAAAGAAAGGGAAGTACCGTGTATTCGGCCGAAGGCCTGTAGCACGGAAACTCACAACACGTGAACGCATCCAAGGAATAGTTAGAATATCGATAACGTTTGTACCAACAACTTCACGAACTGTATGTTCACCAGCCACACGGTTTACCGTTGTAGTTGTGCTGTTTGTGGTTGTTACCGTAGTATCGGTAGTCCACTCAGTTTCAGTTGAAGTTGTAGTGGTCTGTTGTAATGTAGTATTAGTAACAGTTTCAAACTGTTCTCTGGTTTCTAAGTTTGTTGTCGTAACAGTATCGATTGTAGTGGTTGTACCACCCCAACCGCCCCAGAACCTCCAAGCGGGGAAGGCATCACCAGCGAGGATACCATCTGTGCCATTCCAAACTCCACCGTCAAAACCAGTGACTTCACTAGTGACAAATTCTTCTGTCCCTTGCGAAACAATTTCTGTCTGAGAACCCAAAGAAGTTGTGTTTGATGTGGTTCCTGTGGCCACCCAGTCGCTGTTAGATACGTTAACATTTACACCCGTAATACGAGGTTGTGATGTATTTGTCACAGTACTAGTACTAGTGCCTGTTACCTGTGATTGTGACATACCAACTTGAAGATCGTTGATATCTACACCACCCCAATCCCATTGGTGTGAGTTCCAAAGAACCGCTTGTGAAGTATCAAGAACAGCCGGCTGGTCAATAACCATCGGAGGAGCAATTTCAGTTTCTCTCCAGTGATCCGAAGCGGGAGAAAGATCGATGTGTCCTATGATACGTTCAATATGGAAAGGGTTAACGTTTTCTGTTCTAGAAGCAACAGGTTGATCTAACCAATCGACTTCTGAATAGTCGAGGAGAATAAGGTCACCTCTTCTCACAACGTTGTCTTGTTTTGCCTGTGCAGAATCAAAGAACAAATCGATATTGTGAGTTCTGTGTGAAGGACGTAAAAGTTTTTCTTGAGGATCGATAGAAGCACGATACTCAATATTTTTCGTATCAGAGAAAAGATGGTTTGCAAAGTTGTCTACAAAGAAACCAGACTTAGTTCTGTCAAGACCATCCGAGTCTTTAACCTGAAGTGAAAGAGTTGCGAGTTCCAAGAGAGACAGAGTTGCCATCTCTTCGACCTTATCGATACGAGTCTCCAACTTGTTGATGTCTGCCATCGTATAACCCTTCATGGGCAACAGACGAGACTTCAAGTCTTTGGTGTGAAGTGTATAAGGTTCTAATTGGAACTTGTAGAGGTCAATACAATCGACCGGAGTTTCGGGGAACTGAGGACGAATGTCAGACACACCCTGAAGATATCTAAGTTCACCATTCTGTGACAGTACTAACTTGTCCTTACGTCCAAGGTAATATGCAACGTCAGCTGAAACGAGGTCTGTAGGTTGAGGAAGTTCATTCACAGTTGTAAACGAACCGGCACCATTTGTTGACGGTCTAAAGTCAACAACATCTCTCATAGAAACTAAACGACCATCCTCAGTACGGTGAGCAGGAATATCAACATAGTTTACCTGACCCGTGTACGAGTTAACCGCAAAGAAATCTCCAGAACCATGCTGGAAGTATTTGAATCTTACGAATACGTTCTGAGCATCGGAATCAAGGCCAGAACCCTTGTAGATAAGTCTACCATCATCGTAGTGAGTATCTCTGATACCAGTATCAAGAACGAAGTTACCGAAGATGTTGTCACCATCAGAATCTTCTTTTCTAATTCTAGAAACCGAGTAGATGTCTGACTTACCTAAGTTGACATATGGAACACCATCACCATCACTATCAACCGAAGCGGCTATAGTAGTTTCTGTTAATGTCTTCGAACGGATGGTTGCGTTACTCTTACGAACGTATGTTGTTGCTGTGATTGATGTGCTAGTAGGAAGACCAGTAATCGTTACAGATTGTCCAGAACCACTGATAGAACCAATGGTATATCCAGTCAAGAAAGCATCAGTTGCACTTGAAAAAACCCAGTCATTTGTATTGGTAAATGCTTCGTTTGCACTGCTCAGTGTTAGGGTTAATTCACCAGAACCGTTTGTTGTTTGGGTCTTAACTCTTTGACCAGTCAAAGCCATATCACTAAACGACTGAGGTCTAGGTAAAGGTAAATCAAAAATTAATTTGCGTTTGCTAGTCTCAAACTGTGTTTGGTTGTTGACAACATAGTTGTTATAATACTTGTTACCCGCACCAGTACCCATAGAACGAATGTCTCTAGTACTCTTATTTGCTGTGGTAATTTTAGTATTGAACACGTGAAGTTTGTAAAGACCATTCTGCCATTCGCTCAAGGCTCTTACGTTAGTAGTACCAATTATATTACCATCTTCATTTGTATCATCATACAGATTCAATTCTTCACACGAACCGAAGTCGGGCATACCTTTACCACCCGCACTGTTGGCTACCACAAAGAAGTTACCGTAATCAACAACGATGCTCTCATTATTGAATGTGTATGTTTCTTGAGGTCTATCGACAATAAGGTTAGCAGGTTTTCTTTTCTCTACACGATAACCGTTGATATACGCAATACCAGGCGTAACGTGTAATTTGAATGTAGTATCATCATTAGGAACAAAACTTGCCTTGAAGTATTTCTTAATGAAGTTACCTGAAATTTCTTTATTACGAATAGCGACAAAATCTTTTACAGAATTAAATCCATCGGTCTTCTGAGCCTGTTCAACAATCTTACCAAGATAGATGTCTGCAACACGAACATAGTTTTCATCGGCAGCAAGATCGGCTTTCTTGATCAAAACCAGTCTAATTCTATAACGGTCTGCGCCAGGCGATGAACGGTTGGGAGTTGCACCTTGGTTATCAAACAAAGCATCATCATCAGACGATGTTACAATATCCTGTACAACCTTAAACCCAACTTCACCGGAGAAGTTCTGAGCATATTTTTGCAGTAGGATAAACTGTTGCGAGTTGAATACAAAATGTCCCTGAACATAGAAACTACCAGCAGCAACTTCAAAACCATTACCATAACCATATGCGGGGTTTGTTGAAGTGTTGGTTGTTTGAACGTCAAAGGTTACTGTAGAAACACCAATAGTACCAGTGAGTGTTTCGCCAGGCGTAACTCGAGCTGAGGTTGTAGTAGATTCAGTACCACCCTCAAGGTATTGGACATAGATTGTTTCTGGATCACCGTCAGCAGCATCAATCGCATGAACGATCTTAACTTTAAGTCCAGATGTACCACCCGTGAAGATTACATTTCTTAAACTTGTCTTGTCACTAGGAAGAGGTGTTGTACCAGCGATCTTAATAAAAGGAAGATCGTTGTACATGCTGACGCCGCCAGGATTGATTGGCGCACCGTCTTTAAAGATGTTACTTGCAAATCTTTCGATCTCCTTTTGGATGATCGTTTGCATTTGGGTCAACTCACGGGCTTGAAGAGCACGACCACTATTAAAGAGTATGCGATGATAGTTATCACTATCAGCGTAATCGTCCTTATAACTAGTCCTAAAAATTTGTTCGGTATACGGTTTTGTCATTTCTTCACAACCTTAGAGTTGAATTACTATTTTAATATCTTCCGTTTGGTCAGCAGAACGGTATACCGCCGCACGGTTATCAATATATAGGAGCTCACCTGTGTGTCTATCTACAACACCTTTCAGGATTTTAGAAATGGTAGCGGTTGTTGAACCACCACCCTCTACAATCGAAATGGTTTCTCCAGAATCGAAAGTAGCGAACCCTGTGTATTCGTTTTGGTGATATCTAATACCATCAGATTCAACATCATCGATGAAGGCCTTTGCACCTGAAGTACCACCCTGAATAACCAAGTCATTCACGAATGGGCCATCGTTAACAGCTGTCAAAGTTAATTTGTCTAATGTCTTACCAACTTCTTCTGTAAAAACACCGTCACTGTCTGTATACTGAAGATTCTTAAACAGACCGATTTGACGGAAGTCCTGTTCGATTACAAAAGAACCAGTTTCATCACCAGAAGGTTTTGTGTTGAACATGATAGCGCTTGATTTCAAATCATCACGGGCATCGTAACCAAGTCCGAGTTCGGGGCCAATGATGGGTCTGATAGATGCACCACTACCGCCACCGCCCGAGAGGGTGACGTTTGCATAAGTGTAACCTGATCCAAATGCAATAGATGCATCTGAACTGTCCTTCACGGAAACTTTAACTACCGCACCACCCGCAACGGTAACTGTCGCTTTTGCTCTTGTACCGTTTCCGACAACTGTTGCGGTAGGTGTAGACGTATAACCAGAACCACCAGACACAACCGTGTAACCCAAGACCTGACCACCAATGGCATTTTGTTGTACCAACTGTTGTTCCACGTCTTCAGCAGGAGAGTCTGAGTCAACACCAATCTGATCCAAGAATAGAGTCGCACCTGAACTGTCTTGCATCTTTGCAACGGGCATGTATGCAGATGAGATGAACTTTGACGCTTTCAATGCACCGATAGAATAGAGGAACTTCCACATGTAACCGTCTGCCGTTCTAAACGGAGTACCTGTGGTGTTACCTGTCGGTTGCACTGTTGAAGCAATTGTTTGGGGCGGGTTTGCACTTGTCTTGCCTTGTTGAAGACAAATATAAACCTGCTGGTTGTTGTTCATAACATAATAGGAATTTGTGGGATAACCTGTCTGATTATCATTATAAGAAGAATAGATTGCACCGGAAATCCAGTTTTCACGAGGAATACAGAAACTAATATCAGTGATGTTTTTCACTGACTGCAAGTCTAAACGAAGGTTTCTTTGTTCTCTGACAGTATTATATGGAGTAGGGGCCACATCAGAATCATTCCAATCCTGAGACCTACCGATACCCGCAAAATAATAGTTTGCAGAGTCTTGGAAATCCTTATAAAGATCAACAAGCAGTTGTTTTTTAATTCTATCTGTGATTACGGCACTCATCTATATTTTCCTATTTTATGCTAATATTCCACCAGCGGAATCACCACCAACATTTAATGCAAACCATTCAGTACCATCCCACACCACCGTGGCAGATTGGTTTACTAACAATGTGATTGTCGTATAATTCTGTAAGTTTGTCGGAGTAATTACGGCAGTACCATTGTTCTGATTAATCAGATACTTGATAGTACCCTTATCCGTATTACTTAGGTCAGCCATAGTGGCATCAATTTGTGTAGCACCAGAGTTAAACCATGTGATTGGTGTGGTTAAACTCACCGCACCGCTTGCAGTCATTGTCTGATAACCAAGTTTCATCTTGGTTCCAATCTTGACAGCTCCAGTACCTTTACCCTGTAACTCTAAATCGATATTAGTATCTCCACCAACGGCAGAAATAATCGGAGGATTGCTGTTAGTATTGTTTTGAATCTTAATATGGTTTACTGCGCCAACAGTACGACCAAATTCAATATATTGGTTACCATTACTGTCCTGTAACTCAGTACCAATTCTAGGATTATTTAGGTACGGAGCATTAATGGTTTTATTGTTTAAAGTCTGTGTGTGGTTATTAAAAGTAAACTCATCACTGTCCGTAAGGGCAGGAAGGTTGATGTCACGATAACCAGTTAACTTAGCTGCATGGATGTGGAATGTGTGAACCGCATCTGCACTTTCTGCAATGTAGGGTTGAACTAATGTAGGGTAAACAATAGTCTTGTTTGTGACAGTTTGTTCAGCTGAGTCTGTTAATAACACACCTGTGTGATCAGGAATGGTAACAACACGATCATCAGTAGCGTCAGCGGCTCCAAGACGAAGTTCGTAATTGTCGATAGTCGCACCTTCAAAAATAATGTGGTTACTATCGAAAGAAACTTTAGGCATGAGAACAGTACTATCACCCCCTAACTTGAGGTATAGTTCAGTAAGGTTCTGTTCTATCTTAAGGGTAGCCGAACGGAGGGTATCACCCGTTCCGTCATTTGCTGTTGTCCCTCTGTTAAGAAGTTGTCTTGTCATTTGTAGTTTACCCTAAAATTCTATATGTCTATTTATAAGTTTGGATTGTATGCAGAGTCGAAGAATTCATCCAAATTTGCAATTCCATCAGAGTCTTTCCAATCAAACTTGTCTTGGTCAATTGTCTCCGTACTACTGATATCAAATCCAGAGTATGCAAATTCTGGAGCATTAGCATCAACATCTTCGTCAAGTGTCGGAGAGTCAGCCTCAATCATTTCTGCAATACTTGTGTACATATTACCAATAGACTCAAGTGTCAAGTTTTGCATATCATCAATATCATTACCGACTTGATTCGGATATGTTGTTTGATTACCCAAAGTTGTTCTAAACAATTGATTCGTCCCATCTGGCATGTTGAAGTCAAATAGACCTGTTGCACTTGTAACCGCAAGAGGTTCTGCAAACAAGGCAGTAGATTCGATAATAAACGGAGGTACATCGTATACGCCTGGATTCGGTTGA